CCGGCTCCCATAAGACGGAACGGGGATGCAAAAACATCCGCAGCTAACTTCTCAGCCGCTGCGATAGGCTTTAACGCTTGCTCACCACCCCATAAGGCCGCTCTAGCTATAGGTGCCGCTTTGCCAAGCCTGGAAAGACTTGGTGCAGCTCTAGCCGCCGCAAGAGAACCTTGGAAAACTTTTGCTTGGGGAAGGAAGGCCCAAGGAAGCTCTTCAAGCGTACCTCTTACAAACGGAGGCATTGGATATAGTCTATCCTCTACTCTTCCGATCTCTTTTCGGCTTAGAGTTCTACCCTCTGCCCTCTCTATGCGTGAGACCTCATCCCTTACCTTCCTAGCTCTCAGATCACCTGGGGGGCCTAGGGGTATATTTAGATTCTCTGCTCGAACTTGCTCTCTCGCAGATAAGAAGGGATGTTTCAAGATTGCTTTAGAGATACTCTTAGGAGTAACGGCACCACTGGGAGATCTATAAGCATCAAAGCTCCAAGCAGGCCTACCATGTAATTGTACCGGCGGCCATGCCTTTTCCCATGTATAGGCTTGCTGCCCCTCAGGAGTCTTCCACGTAATAGGCGACCGACGCATAGCTCCCGTTACAGCAGGCACTATAGCTTTTTGCTTTACAAGCTCAAAGGCCGGATCAATAACTTTCTCAAAGACAAATTTAGGAGGGGCTTTAACTTTCCCAAAGACAAATTTGTCTACAGCGGTTGGAGTGAACGGACGTGTTAAGGAAGGTTTAATAAAGTCCCTAAACGGAGCTTCTTTTATAGAAGGGACTTCTATTGTAGGAAACCCACGACGGGTCGCTGCAACTGATGGAGGCCCTGCTGGCAGTCTATCCCTTGCACGAAGGATTTGTTCCAGCTTAACATTTCGCTCGGCTACCGTTGCGTCTACGCCAAGACCCGTCTGAGGAACAAGACCACGAGTCTCGAATTCCTTCAGAAGTTCTAAATGATAAAGCTCATCCTTTGTAAACTTACGTGGATCGGCCATAATTCACGCTAAACTATCTTCTAAAAGTAAAGGAACCTTGACGGAGGCCGTAATCTCCTAAGGTTCATACCCCCAGGCCTAAGTGATGGTGGCGTAGATCCAAAGCGTTCCGTGAACGGAAAACTTTCCGCAAAGCTGGAAAATCTAGCCGTCGGCTGTTGCCCTTGCTGTATTTGTTTTCCTAGATTGCCGAGGAACTCATTATATATATTCTGGAACTGACCTTCAAAGAACCTTTTCTGAGATGAGGTGTCTCCAAACCTAGGTTGCTGGGCAAAGAAGGCCGTCCTAGGCTCTTGTTCTAGAACGTCCTTCCAGTCCTGTTGTCCCAAGAAGCTCGTTTGTCCAAAGAAATCGTTCTGTGTTGCCATTTATCCTACCCCCATCCTGGTAAATTAATAAATCGACCGAATGCCGGTCTGGTCGGGTCCTCGGCTTCTAGTGCCGTGAATTTTCTTCTTATAACATCTGGCACATATTTTCTCAACGGTGCGCTTACACCAGACAGTGCAGCCTGCGTGAGAAGATCTCTGCCGAGACCGGTCTCAGGGTCCTGTAATGCCGCTAATACAGTTCGTTGCTGGCCAGTTAGGTCGGGAGAAGTAAAAAGCGGCTTAAACGCCTCAAAGGCAGTCCTATATCCCTGAGGAGTCAAGGCCTTTCCTCCCCCTTTGAGGAAAGCAAGGAAATTCCCTCGTTGGTCAGGCAACAACTGGAATTGTTCATAATTCGGAGCACTAAGTTGTCTCTGAAGATCCTGGGCCATGAATGAGGCTTGAAGTGGATTGAACCTACTTTCGGCAATGCTTCTCGCAATAGGGGTAATTTGTTGGGGCAGTCCTGCCATTTGTTGATAGAATAGACTCTGACGCCCTCCAGGGTACTCGCTCATTTGTAAAGCATATTCTTCTGGGGATATTCCTGACCAAGCCTCAGGCCGAAACATATTCCCCCTATCCCCCTCCGGCGATATCCGTCTCCAGTAGTCGGCCTCCATATCAGGATTAAATGGTACGTCTATAGGCAGTCCTGTTTCTTCATCTAAGAATTGCTCTTCACCTATCCACGGTGTCTCTTGACCTGCTGGCGTCACAGGAGACTCTGGAAACAATTCTTCCAACGTAGGTTCTGTAATTCCTCCCTGCGACCCAAGCGCTGGTGATGTGTACGGCCCTGGTTGCGGTGGTAGCCCTGTATCCCATTCTTGTGGTTGTGCCTGACCAAATCCAGGTAGTGCCTGACCAATTGGGGTCCAAGGTTCAGGGGCGGTCCAACCAGTCGGAACGTCGCCCCAGATGGCTGAACCTTCAGGCCCCTCCTGATAGTCCGGCGGGAAATACGGTTCTGGTGCAGATGGTGGCAGAAAATCAGGCAAGGGTTCTTGGTATTGTAAGCTCAGAGGTATGTTTACTCCATCAGCTTGCCATTCATCAAAAACAGACTGTATAGACGACTGCGTATCTCCGCCTGGTTCCGTACCCTCATAAAAGATTCTTAAAAGAGTAGCAGACTGTTCTGGCGTTATTGAGTTGTCCGCTAGCAGCGCCCTAATTTCTTCTGGTGTATTTACCGATGTTCCATTAGGTAGTTTTTCCATGGTCTACTCCTTTATAAAAGAGGTTGTCCTGTCGGGCCTAGTAGTCTGGCCCCTGGTCTGGGACTGCCTGGAGGAACATTAGGCCCTGCCTGCGGCGTTGGTTGAGGCGGAGGAACCCCCATCTGAGCGTTAGGCATTACCTGAGGCATAGCCGTCGGCCCCGCTCCGTTAGTCGGCGGCACTCCCTGAGGCGGACCTTGTGGAGCGCCTTGTGGAGCGCCTTGCGGCCCCATTCGTCCCTGCATCTTCTGATACATTATCTCCATAAGCTGGCCGTAGTAGAACTGCGCTAGATCGGGACGTCCGTACCGAACAGCGGAAGTCATCAAGTCGTATATAGCCGCTTCGGGCAGTGTCCTTTCGGCCAGTTGAGTTTTTACGCCGTCCTCGATACGGTCTGCGTCCTGAAATCCCAGTACCTGCTCACGTATGTACTCGTCATGCGCCAGAGGTACAGGGCCTTCTCGCAGCATCTGCGCCATAGCGACCTTAGTAGTATCGTCCTGGGGCAGACTAGCCACGAGTTCTATAGTTATCTCACCTGTGTTTTTTATACTTTCAGGGGTTATTTTCTCGTCAAAGTAGTTTCTCCCCCTATCCGTACCCGACACACGAGTCGAATCGAACTTACCTGTTCGGTACTGCTCATAAAGTAAGTTGAGTATCTGTGAATATGCGTTCTCAACCGCGCTAATACGGGGTTGAGCTACGCTGTCTATCCCCTGCCTCAGGGTGTTTATGGCAAATCCCGAAAGCTGGAACTGTAAGTCCCCGTATGCTGTATGGGGAAGTGATCCGCGTTGTTTCTCTCCGCCCACCAAGCCCATAAAAGCCCCTGTTTCCTGTGCCATCTGCACCATCTCAAGAGGCCTTATATCGTCCTGTGTATCCAGGGGTATCTCGGACTCGCCCTCATACGGGTTATTATCGAGCGTCTTAGTGCCGCCAGGAGATTTTATAGTGTACGCGCTACCCCTGGCCCTTCTGACAAGCTCCTTCATAGTTGACATAATCTTTCTGTCGGTCTCATATGTCAGCCTATTGGCCTTGAATATACTTTCCCCGAAGTCCTTTATGGTATCTGTGTCCGTGAGCGACTGTATTCTCGGAACTGCTCCGACCGTACCCAGGAACGCCGGCACACAGGGACTGCCGTGAGGTGTTGGTTTTTTGAGGAACCTGCCGTTAGCGACTATTATATTGTTATCTTCGTCATAGAAGTCGAGTATATCGGTGCCTTCTTCGGACTCGTCCGTCTGAAGGTCAACACCATAGTCAGAGGCAATCTCATAATATGTCTTATGAACACGATAGCAGACCCATTTCAGGCCGTCGGACCCTGTCTCCCAGTACATGTGCCTTGGATCCCAAGGTGTGATATCTACAAAGGTGGTATCGTCGTTTTTCTTCATAAACAGCGCTCGTCCGCCGTAAAGGCCTCTTACGACGGTATAGAACGCAAGCTGTTCTCTTAACTTGGGCATAATCCGAGCGACCAGTCGGTCATCGGCGGCCTTCAGCCAGCCCAGGCCAAGACGTTCTTTATTATTATTAGCTTCCCGCTCCGTGGTATCCTGAGTACGGTGCGGTATTTGGAGAACAAGTCTAGCTAAGACGATCCATGAGATGACTTTATCCGCCACGACCATAGGGTCGTTGGTGGTATGAGACTCCCTGCCATCGCCGTAATCAAACTCATTAAGTCGGTAGAGGCTATAGTCGTCATCCATACGCTGACGCATGGGCAGTGTACGTTGGTCCTGCCTATCGACCATACCCTCTATATCTTCAGGTTTAAGGGCCATCGTATCTACTCACTTTCGCCTAGACTACCACACACTTAGTCCATCAGTCTATTTACGTGTCCCACCTTTTGGTCTTAATTACCTTCCTATCCGCCGCATGGGCGTACCCGAACTGGTCTACAATACCGTATATAGCAGCTTTTACACTATGATTAAATCTATCAATCGGAACGTCGCCCACGATATTGCCGTCATTATCCATCCTCCACCTATAGACCTGTGAACGTCCGTTTATCGGGTTTACACCCGCTCCGAACTCGCTCAAAATCCCTCTACATTCAGTCGAGAATACAATTTTAGGCACTCCCGTAATAGGGTCCGGCTTTAGAAAGCTCTTCATACGTTCTATACCCGAATTTATGCGAATTCTCCGTATAGAAGATTCAGGTCCTGCAAAGAGTCCCGTTTTCTGCAACCATATCTCTCCCACAGAACTCATAGAATGGTGTTGATTCTTATAATGAGGGTCCGAAACCAGAAACTTAACATCCTTCCACCACGGCTTACCCTGGCATATACTAATTATCTCCTCCGTAATAAGCCCCTGTTCATATATCTCGTCAAAAACCCGTACCTGACCCTCCAATATATGTGCCGCAAGTACCGCATGAGCACTTTCTGAACCGTACCCAGGGTCCTCCCACAAATAAACGTCCTTTCCGCTTTCCCACCTCACATCACGAATATGTATATCAGGCTGAAATTCAGGAAAAACAATCCCCTGCGGCGGTACAAGCTCCCCCGCAATACGCTCCATGAAAAACCGCTCAGATGAATCCTTCTCCAACTGAAGTATCTTTGGATCCGACCTACCCCCAGGAAATAAAGAACGGTTAGCCCATGTAGGCAGCGCTACACTAATCCTGTCGTTATACCCCATCCCCCACGCCTTAGCTAAAGTCCTATACCACCCAACCTGCACCTCCATCTCAAATGTACCCACCATCAACAACCACCCATTACGAGGCGTTAATCTCTCCTGCGCCCTCTCAAATACCTCAACCGTCAACTGACCAGCCTCACACATAATAATCCCGTTAGGAGCCTTCTGGGACATCTTCTGAGGCTGTGTACCACTCTTAGTCTCTATCCTTATCCTCGGCTTCGCCTCACCAGGATAAGCCACCTCTATCGACCCAGGATCAACACGCTTCGTAAACTTAGCAGGCAACCCCATATCAACAAAGTCCTGCGCTATAAGATCAAACTCCGTCCTAGTCTCCCCATAATCCGACCCTATAAGCCAGTAAAGCAACGGCCCACCCTTACCATCACCCATATCCTCATTGTCCGCCATATCCCTAAGCCACCTAGACTGGAAAAACTTAGCAGCAGTCTCCGACTTACCAGCCTGACCCCCACCACGTACCAATACATACCTATGAGGTAACCCTAAAATAGCCTCCTGCTCAGGCCAAGGCTCCCACCCAAGATGACTAAAAACCCCACTAGCTAACCCAGATACCATGAAAAACCCCTTTTTTGTGAAAATAATATTGGCAGGGGTGGCCTCTACCCTTTCTCTATATATACCTAAGCCATGCACCCCCCTATCTTACCTCTTTGCCTACCTTTCTGTTCTACCTCTCTACACCCTATCTACCAACAAACCACAACACAAAACGAAAACCACAGCACAAATTACGAAAAACATAGCACTGTCCGGCCGGGAAAAGATAAGGTTTCGACATATTAGGCTTAAACATTTACGAATTTCGGCCACGATCTAGGAGTTTTTGGGCTTCAGGGATTTCCTCCGGCGAATCTTCATTGATTGTAGCTGGAAGGATTGCTGCCTTAGCCTCGAGAGCTTGTCTTTTTATTTCTGCAAGGAGATCTTTACTGGCGTTTTCCTCCATAACGATTACGGGTTGCTGGTTGAACTTCTGGGGATTTAAGCTTTGGATAGCTCTCCATATAAGACTATCTGT